GTTGAGTTTCGTTCGCAAGCTTCCTATTTTTGGCAGCGTTATGGTAATTTAGAGTTTTTGGACCATTATTTTGAAACGATGTTTTATCCGAGGGATAGGAAGGTTGACGCTGATGAGGACGAGTTATCGTGGAACCGTTCTGATTTGTTCGTTGAGATTCTGCGTTCTGATTTGTTTAATACGGGTACAATAGCAGCTGCTCCGGATTTTAACAAGTTGCTTCAGATGTTCCCTCAGAATATTGATTATATGGTTCCGGCTTATCCTTACGATGTTCAGAAGCCTACTGTTGATTGGAATAATGGTGAGGGTACCGATGTTGGTACTCCCAGTAAGGTTTATTTTGCTGCGACGTTGAATGTTCCTTTTTTGGCAGCGCATCCTATGGCTGTGTGTCCAAGTTCTCCCGATCGTTTTAGTCGTCTTATGCCTCCGGGTGATTCTAATTCTGATGTTGATTTTACAGGTGTTAAGACTATCCCGCAGCTTGCTGTTGCGACACGTCTGCAGGAGTATAAGGATCTTATCGGTGCTTCCGGATCGCGTTATTCTGACTGGCTTTATACGTTCTTTGCCTCTAAGATTGAACATGTGGATCGTCCTAAGCTTCTTTTTAGTTCGTCCGTTATGGTTAATAGCCAGGTCGTTATGAATCAAGCAGGTCAGTCCGGTTTTGCAGGTGGTGAATCTGCTGCACTTGGTCAGATGGGTGGCTCTATTGCGTTTAATACTGTGCTTGGTCGAGAACAAACTTATTATTTTAAAGAGCCCGGTTATATCTTTGATATGCTGACGATTCGACCTGTTTATTTTTGGACCGGTATACGTCCCGATTATTTGGAATATCGTGGCCCTGATTATTTCAACCCGATTTACAATGACATCGGTTATCAGGATGTTCCCTTCTGGCGTATTGGTTATGGTTGGAAAGGTGGTTCCTCTACTCAGAGTATGACCGTAGCTAAGGAGCCTTGTTATAATGAATTCCGGTCTTCTTATGATGAGGTGTTAGGTACGTTACAGTCTACTCTTACGCCTAAGGCTTCTGTGCCATTGCAGTCTTATTGGGTTCAGCAGCGAGATTTTTATTCGATCGGTTTGTCTTCAAATCCGAATGAGATTAGTCCCTCTATGCTCTTTACCAATTTGAGTACTGTTAATAATCCTTTTGCATCAGATATGGAGGATAATTTTTTTGTTAATATGTCGTACAAAGTAGTTGTTAAGAATCTTGTGAACAAGTCTTTCGCAACTCGTTTATCTAGTCGTTGATATGTTGGAGTATATGATTGAAGACCTTCCGGAGTATAAGTCTCGAGGTGAGCGAATTATGTCGGTCTTGAATGGTTCCGGTTCTGTAGATGTTTTGCCTGGCCGTCCGGATGTCCAGGCCTCGGACTCTGATTTCCGGAAAGGTGAGGATTATGACCCACCGCTGGACTTCGATCCGAACTCGTTTTCCCGGATCGACAAGTTTGATGGTTTGGAGAGTGGACAGGGTGTTATTGATGACTTTCTTGAGCGACAGCGTTCATCTTCGAATGCTAAGCCGGAGAAAGAAGATTGATAGGGTTTAGGGTTTCCGAAGGGATCATCTAGGTGTTCCCTTCGGGTCCTTGTCCACTTTTCCACCTCGCACCGCAGGTAGCGTCTAGCACCTTAATAATCAGCACTTTATGTCGACGGAGTCGGCGTGCTGCCCGTATAAACTTATTGTTTTTAAAAGAAAATTACATATTCCTTTACTCGATGATATATGATATGTGCGCGGACCGGGTTTGATGTTTGCTTTGAACATCAAAAACGGATATCGAATTGCGGTTTCGATAGCGTATTTTCTTATGGTTTCTTATTGTTGTTTTTGTTATGGAAAAAGTACCGTTTTATCGTAAGAAAAGTTTTTGGACGTTATTGATCTCCATCCTTACGGCTTTGTCAGTTTATTTCGCTGCATCATGCACCAGAAAGTTATTCTACCGTTCTTCCGGTGTTCATTGTGATACTGTTCAACTTGAAGTTCGGTCTAATTTGAAACTGCCTTAATATGATTCCTGTTGGTTTTGCTGCAATGATGGCTCAGTCTCTTGGCATGAATGCAGCTGCTTCTGCTGGTTCTTCTGCTGGTGCCGGTATGGCTGATGCTTTGTTCGGTGGTATTTCTGCTCGCCGTAATTGGAAGTATAAGCAGAAGGAAATGGCATTGCAGCAGCAGTATGCCCTTGAACAGATGACTAAGTCTGCGGAGTTTCAGTTAGCTCATGACAAGCAGATGTTTGATTATCAGAATGCGTATAATGATCCTTCTGCTGTTCTTGAACGTAATTTGGATGCTGGTTTGAATCCTGCTGCTGTTCTTGGTCAGTCTGGCGTTGGTGTTTCTGCTACTATACCCACCGCTAGCGGTGGGGCCCCATCCGGTCATGGTCCTGTGGCCTCTGGCTCCGGTGGGGGTCTTGCTGCTTTGGCCGGCAACCCCTCTGCGTATGCGGATATTGAGTTGAAGAACGCCCAGCAGGAGCGTGAGCGTTCGGCTGCTGCTCTTAATGATGCTGAGGCTGATTGGTACAAGTCCCAGACTTTGGATAAAGGTTTGCGTGAACGTCTTATGAAGGCGCAGGCAGGACTTGCTGAACAAGGAATCACTGAATCTTCTTCGCGTGCAAAGTTGAATACTGCTATAACTTTGTCCTACTCTATTGACAACGAGTTGAAAGATGCTGCTTTCGGCTACAATCTCGAGCAGATCAAGGCTGATCTCGGCAAGGCCAAGGAGGAATACTACCAGCTTAAGGCCCGTACCGGCTATATTGACGATCTGGTTGAAGGAGAGTTGCAGCTGCTGACTGCCCGTGCCATTTATTTGAAGGCTTCCTCTTCTAATCAGGAGCAGCTGGCCCGTGTGAATGAATTGACTGCATCGGATTTGGAGAATTGGTTTGACGTGAATTGGAATACGGAGGTTGAGGTTCCCATTATCAACGAGAAAGGAAAGATTGAGCGAACGATCAAGATGACCGGCAAGGAAATCCGCAAAGAGTACATGAAGCTTGATCTGCAGGATTTCCAGTATGATATGTACACCAACCGTTGGGAGCTTCGTTCTGAAAAGAATCGATTTGGCTATAGTGTTGTTAATACTGTTGTTAGTGGAGCTATGTCTGCTGCTGGACATGTTGCCGGAGCAAAAGTTCTTTCTACAGCTCCTCCTGTGCAAAGATTTGATGATGTTTCAGAGGATTTAGCTCCTAGTCCTGATGGAGGTTGGACTAAGCATACTACTAGAACAAGTCAGCAAATTCGTCGTTAATAATTTGGAATTAGAGCTTTTTTTTTTTTATTTTTGCCTTTGAATTTTAAACCTTATTTTATTATGTCATCTAAAGTTATTACTGAAGACATGTTAAAGTCTTCCGATTCTGTTAAAAATCCGATCATTTTGGTGGTGATTTCAAATTATCCTTTTTCGAATGGAGGTTATTTGGTTTCTTTTAGTCAGGTAGAACCTGACGGTTCTACTAAGAGCTATGATCCGGTTTATTCTTTGGATTTTGAAGCTTCTAAGCTCTCTACGTATTTGGACTTCAGCTCTATTTTCTTGCCTGTAGGATGTTATTATTTGTCTGATAATGAGCTTGCGGGTTTCATTAAGGCTTTGTCTTTTGGTGCATCTACTTTTGAAATGAAGCTTGTGCCTGCTTCCTCTCAGATGCAAGGTTTGATTGTGGTTAATGTTGATGAAAAAAGTTTGTCTAAGTATGAGCAGGAAGAAGAAGACTAGAGGTAAAGGAGGTAAGAGAATTGTAGTTCGTCCTTTAGGAGGAAAGGTTTTATGAGTTTTGATTATTATCACAGATTTGAGCTTGCCTGCACGCGTTTCCTTGTGAGAAAGCGTGTGGGCAAGTGTTTTAAGGTTATATGTCGTTTTCGGACATATGAACAAGCTTCAGAATATCTTAGTCTTATGACTGAATTGTATCCTGGTGTTTATTTCGATATAAAGGATGTGTTTGGCTCCTATTTGGATAAGGAATCGAGCATATAGTTCTAGGACTATTGGCTTGACGGACAGGAAGGTTCTGCTGATGAACCGTCCTTGGGATTATTTTACTCAGCGCATTATGGTTCCCTGCGGTTGCTGTGAGGAGTGTCTTCGGCAGCAGCGCAATGACTGGTATATTCGCTTGGAGCGTGAAACCAAGTATCAGAAGAGTCTGTACCGCAACTCTGTCTTTGTTACGATCACGATCGCTCCGGAGTATTACGACAGTGCATTGCAGAATCCCTCTTCTTTCATCCGCTTGTGGTTTGAACGCATCCGTCGCCGTTTCGGCCATTCCATTAAGCATGCTGTTTTCCAGGAGTTCGGAGTGCATCCGGAGTTGGGCAACGAGCCCCGTCTTCACTTTCATGGCGTTCTTTGGGATGTTTCGCACTCCTACAATGCCATTCGTGAAGCCGTTAAGGATCTAGGTTTTGTTTGGATCGCATCTATCACGGATAAGCGTCTTCGGTATGTTGTCAAGTATGTTGGCAAGTCTGTTTATATGGATGAGCGTTCGGCTGACTTTGCGAAGTCTCTTCCTATTACTGTAGGTAAATTAAATACTAATCTTTATGACTTTCTTCAGAATAGCAAATACCGCCGTAAGTTTATTTCGGCAGGTGTTGGTGATTATTTGGGAGATTTTAAAGCTCCCGGTGCTGCTTCTGGTCTTTGGTCTTACACAGATTTTAAGACCGGTATTGTTTATCGGTACCGTATCCCTCGCTACTACGATAAGTATCTTTCTCAGGATGCGTTATTTCTTCGTAAGATTTCTACTGCTTGGACCTATGCTAGCGCTTTCGGTGGTTCTATGGCTCTTGGCTTTCTTCGTGAAGTTGCTGAGAGGGTCCTTCGTCCCTCCGACTTTTCCCGTGTCGTTAAAGGAGGTTTTTCGCGCCTTGTGAAGCTTCGGGAGTTCTTGAGCAAGGTCAAGGACCGGCCGAGTTTCCTCGCGGTGACTTCTGATGTTATTGATTTTTGGGTAGACTGTTTTGGTGTTGATTCTTCTAATCCTTTTTTTAATAAAATAGTTTATGGGTAAGCAACCTTTTATTTCTCATGCTGTAAATGGCTATTCTCGGTATGATATGCCCGAGAATAAGGCGTTTTCTGTTACGCCGGGTATTATTTACCCGGTCCGTATTCAGTTTGTCAATGCTCGTGATCGGGTTACGCTGCATCAAGGTATTGATGTCCGTTCAAATCCTTTGGGTGTTCCATCGTTTAACCCTTATGTACTTCGGCTGCATCGGTTTTGGGTTCCTATGCAGTTGTATCATCCTGAAATGCGAGTTAATTCGTCTAAGTTTGATATGAACGATTTGACGTTTAACTTTATTCCCGGTTGTGTGGATAATGATGGCAATAATACGTATACTTCTTTTATGTATCCGCGTCCTGATACTGCTGCATTCTTTAGTCAGGTTATGCCGTTTAATCATCGTGCTGCACTTCCGAATAGTTTGATGTCGTGGCTTCGTATTGCTAATAGTCCGATTGTTAGTTATCCTAAAAATACTGTGCCTACTGGTGGGACTTTGCTCAAGACAGCAGCGAAGTTTGTCACTGTGAATGCAGATACTTATTTAGGTTATTGGGATATCGTTCGCAATTATTATTCGTATTCTTCTTGGGGTGTTTTTTCTTTTGCTCATCCCGGAACTTATCGGCCTACGTTTTTTACTACTTCTACCTCTTCTGTGGCGGG